AATTGTTACGCCAGAGAATGAGATGAAGGTGAAGTATGATCCAGCAGTGCAGCAGGAAGTTGAAACTTTATATGAGATGGCTCAACGATTTATCACTGAAGTGATAAATGTTCAGCAGGTCTCACCTAAAGTTTCAATGTTCGTGAAGGCTGATTTCGACAAACTGACGGCGTTGCGAGAAGTAATGTTGTTGGCGCGAGGACAGCGAAGTGTACGACCTGTACCATTCGTCGTATGCTTATTTGGCAAGCCTAATCAAGGAAAGTCAATGATGTCTATGGTGATTGCGAAGTTGTTGCAAGATGAAGGTATCCCTGATGAAAATCTTGTGTACGCACGGTCTCCCACTGATCCATTTTGGTCTGGTTATACAGGCCAACACGTTGTAGTGATTGATGATATGAATAATGTGGATGATGAGGAATCAATCAAGGAATTTTTGACTATGATATCTAATACTCCTTTTTTGCCAAATATGCCAGCTTTGAAAGAAGCGCGTGTGGGCATTAAGGGAACGGCGTATACGTCGCCGATTAATATCTATACGACAAATAATCCTTGGCCTCGTTCTCCACATTTGTCATGTCATGAGGCAATATGGCGTCGTCGTGATGAAATGTGGGAAGTTCGTGTAAAGGCACAATATCTAGTCGGAGGAAAACCTATGTTCGAATTGATTCCAGGAGATGTTCAGCAAATTTATGGACATCTTGAATGGAAGAAGCATGACCCTCTCAACCCTGATCAAGGAGCCTCATTAACTCCATGGGTTGAGACCAAGGAAGCTTTAAAAATAATTCGAACATCTTGGATACGACATCGTGAGAACCAGAAGTTGTTGTTGAGGCGAATGGATGATAAGACCTTTGTTAAAGACCTTATTCGGGAAGTTGAAGCGTTAACACCACAGATGAAAAGGAGCCGAGTGCCACAACATTGGAGTGAACCAGTTGAGTATGAGAACATTCAAGCAGCTGTGAGTCAAAATGCTATTCTGACGGGATGGTATCCTGAGAGTATGCCAAGTAGTAACAATAGTTTCGTGACAGTTGAAGAACTTTATTTCGATTCCAGTGATGACGATTTTTCGTTTTATTGGAAGGAATTTAAAGATAAGTGTAAGCGCATATATTCAAATTTTGTACAGAATCATCCGTACTTGAATATGGCGCTTACATTTATCAAAGTTTTTACAGTTGTCATGGCTGTTGTTGCTCCTTTGGCTTACATGATCAGAAAAGGCGCTAAGGCAATTGGTGAGAAGGTGAGTGATTGGAGCTATGCTATATACAATGGGCGTAAGAGGTGTCAACATCCTTTCTGCTTCGATTGTCGTGGTTACAAGTTCCATGCTGATGAGGAAAATCAGACGTTTTGGATTTTGGAGGAATATTTTGAAGAATTCCAGGACTGGCTGAAAACCGAAGAAGGTAAGGAACTTATGGCTAAAGGTGATGGCCATACTATCAAAGCCATTACCTGTGTCCCACAAGCAGCGGCAGGAAAGGGTTATGAAGTTTCGGCGCGAAGGGGTCATCTCAAGAAGTTTGTACGCAAAGAAGTTTTGCGTGCAGAACAATTTTCGCAGTTATTAGAGAAGACATCGAGTGTCGACGTGAATGCAGTTCAGGTTGCACACCACGTTGTTGCATCGCAGATGGGTATTTGGGAGTGGAGTAATGGTGACTACGTGTGCGGTATGCGCATAGGCGGTCATTATATGTTACTCCCAAGACACATTTGCTGTGATGCTTTCTCTGGTGAATGGAGAAAAGACGGTGAGGCTTTCACGATTCATATATCGTGGGGGCCTCAAATTGAGATGAGATTTGAGCGAAGAAACATCATAACCTTGAAAGGACGGGAAAAGTCAGATGTTATTGTGTATGACCTTGGTAAGAGAATTCCAGCAGCACCTAATCGTATCAAGCACTTCGTCAAAAAGGATGAGCTTGCTATGGTTACGTATAAACCGGGAAGTCTAGTGACGTGTTCTTATCATGATGGAACGGCAATTGTAAATTTCCACACTTTTGCGCAAATTTTTCCGCGCAGTGGTGCTATGGGAGTTTATTCGTTTTCTGATGTGAAAGGATCGCGTCAATATGAAATCCTGGATGGATTTTCTTATGAGGCAAATACACAAGTTGGAGATTGTGGTGGCATAGTCCTATCAACAGCAAAAGGAGTGCAATCACGTTTGTGTGGCATGCATGTTGCGAGTAATCCGAGGAGCAATTATGGAGTGTGTGAAGAGATATGCTATGAAGATCTTGCATTTCTCGAGAAAGATATTATTAGTGGTGTTGTTAGTATTGGAGAGCGTGTGATCGAAGAGCAACCAGTCCTTTTGAATCCACAGGGGGCATTTACTCTCTATGGCAAAAGGCATCCTCGTGACCAGATCATGTTAGCTATCAAAACCCAGTACGAACGATCACCACTATATGAAATCTTTGGACCGCATGTGAAGGAACCATCAGTATTGCGTTTGAGTGATAGACGCGTGCGAACACCATATCGAAAGGAAGATGGAGGAAAACCACCAATTTTGAAAGGAATTGAGAAGTATGCAAAGCAGAGTGGATATATGCAGTTGGATCTTTTGGAGATGGCATACCAAGCAGTGAAAGAAAGCTATGGAAGAAACAACACGGGAATCAGTCCTCGGTTGTTGACATGGCATGAGGTTATTAATGGTATAGCTGGGAAAGATCATTTTGATGGAATTGAGATGAATACATCGCCAGGAGATCCATATAAGACGAGGAAGATCAAGTCTAAGCGTGAGTTGTTCGGAGGCGAAAAACCAGAAGCTTTTGTGGAAGATGCGGAGTTGAAAGAACGTTTGGAGCGTAGAGAAGTTATGGCAAAGCGCGGAGAAAGACTCGAAGAATCTTTTTGGACAGACAATCTGAAGGATGAATTGCGTGTTCTAGAGAAAATTCATGCAGCAAAAACGCGTGTTTTCACAACAGCTCCAGTTGACTTCACTATGATGGTACGTAAGTATTTTATGGTGCTTGCGGCTCATATGTACAATTCGTATAAGTATAGCTCATTAGCTGTAGGTATGGATTGTGAAGGAGGAGACTGGGACTCAATGTGGACCTCTCTACGTGAGAATTCGTGTGTTGGGTTTGCAGCGGATTTTGGAGCTTATGATGGCACTTTGTCAGCACAAGCTATTGGTCTTTTCGCCCGCCTAGCAAACGAATTTTACGATGACGGAGAGGAAAACGCGCGTGTGCGTGAAGTTTTGATAGAGGAAGTTATTCATCCTTTGCATGTTTGTATGGATGCAGTGTTTCAAGTACATGGCGGTAACCCTTCAGGTAATCCACTTACTATTCTTCTGAATAGTTTTGTGAATGACTTGTATCACCGCTATGCATGGCAAATTCTTGCACCCGCTGGAAAGAAGGGAATGACCATCTACGATGAGAATGTTCGTGCCAAGTATTGCGGAGATGACTGCATTATTAGTGTGAAGTTGGAGAGTCAAAAATTTTTCAACTTTCATAATGTGCAGAAGGTCTTCGCAGCATTGGGCATGGAATACACCTTACCTAAGGAGATGGAGGGATCAATGCCGGAAGAAGGTGTGGCCCCTTTGGAGCAGTTTGGTTTTTTGAAGAGGATGTCAAGGAAAGTGCCAGATATTAACAACATCATGTGGTTTCCACAAATTGACAAATCTACGATAACTGAAATGATCCATTGGGTTCGTAAACCTCCTGCCGGCATAAGTATTAGAGAGCAAGTGCAAGTGAATTGTAATACCGCACTGCGTTTTGCTTTCTTCTATGGACGGAAGGAATTCAATCGCATTAGGAACACCTTGATCCACGAAACACAAGAAATTGGGTGGAAGCATGTGCCCTTGCATACTTTCCCTGAATTGCTACAACAATTTCAGCAATTGGGGAGAATTGAGGGAGGAATGGAGATGTTGGAACCGCAATCAGGAACAACCATTCCAGCAACAACTGCAGCAACAACAGCAGTGGCTTCTGGTGGTGGTGGAGGAACAGCAGCTTTTGTAGAGGGCGATAAAGCACCCATTGAAAGCGAGTTGGGTATGACCATGATTGAACAAACAACACCACTTGTTCAACAAGCGACGCACGGAAAAGCCGTAGAGGTCAAGTCTTTTGCTAAGAAACAAATGCCTGACAAGGATTGGACTTTGAATGATATGGCAAAGCGAGTTGTGCTTATAGACACTATTGATTGGAATACGTCGCAAGGTGACCTTACCATCCTGGCACAGTACCAGATTCCTCAAGATATATTGACAAATAATACAATAAGTGTCCCCTTCAACAATTTTACATTGTTTCGTGGGGGTGTAGTCATCAGTTTTAAGGCGTCTGGTTCTATGTTTCAGAGTGGTTGTGTGTTAGCTTGTTATACACCAGGGCTAACAAAGTCACAAGCAGCATCATGGCATGGCACGAATCGAGCAGCAATGACAACAGTGCAGCATGCGAAAACGACACCAGGTGATAATACCCCAATTACGCTTGTTATTCCATTTAATAACATCCATAATTATATAAATCTAGTTAACAACAATCCTAACTATGATTTTATGGGTACAGTCACCTTGGTCGTTTTCAATGCACTGCAAGCAACATCAGGCACGAGTACATCATGTGCTATTTCTGTCTTTGCTCATGCATCGAATCATGAGTTCCATCTGCCACGAGCTATTGGAGGTCAGTTCAAGTTAAGAAACATCAACTTGAGCCGAACAGACAGCTTTGTGCGTTTGGATGATCCAGAGCAAGTTGAGAAAGATCGGAAAGTGAATGAATTGGTGAGTGAATTGCGTCGGTTGGGTGTTTTGGCAACTGAGAGATTGGAGCCACAGATGGGATCATCTTCATCAAAACAGGATGAGGACCGTTCAGCCACACAGACATCTAGTGTGGATGACCATAGTACGAATATCAACATCATTGAAGGAAGTGGTCCTTGGGCTACGGCACTAGCTAATACTATTGCCCCAACGCCAAGAAAATTCTTTGAAGGTGGGACAGTTTTTGGAGACCAGGATACTAGTGGGAATGCATCTACATCAGCAACTACTAGTAATACACAATCATTGGATGCTACTGTTCCCATGGATATGGATAAGCCAACAATTGGAATGTCACCACTTCCAGTAAGACCTATCCCTTGTGGCTATTTGAATCATAGCACTAATGTCGAATATTTAGATCGATTCGACATAATGCCAAATGCACTGAATATGGTAGGAGAGCACCATTTCGCTACACAGCAAAATGAGATGGACTTGAAATATCTCTGGCAAATGTCATCGTTCAGGGATTACAATGGTGAAGCCCAACAACGATCGGGGTCATTTAATACATCTACAACGACCAATACCATTATAGCGCAGGGATATATTATGCCATGTGAAGAACTGCGTCAGCGTACAGTGCAAACATCAGCAAGCACTGTGGAGTATATGTCAAATTTGTCATACACCTCATGTAAAATGTCGCGTTGGAGAGGGAGTTTGGATTTGAGATTTGAGTTTATTGTAACGTCAATACATAATTTTCGTTTATTGTTTACTGCTCATCATGAACAGTTTACAGTGCCAACGAATGTTGATGCGGCGACGGATCAGTACTCGACCTTTTTCCAAGTCAGTCCTGACAATTGTGCGTTTGACGTAAGTATTCCATTCCTTTGTCAAAAGGTGTGGCTTGATATATGTCATGGTGAAGCTCAAGATTTGGATACCATCTGTTGTGGGACGTGGTCATTGCGAGTTATTAATCCTTTGGTAGTGTCGAATAACATCCCCACTACTGTTCCATTTAATGTGTATATCAAAGGGGGAAAGGATTATGAGTGCAATATTCTGGCGGGTAATAACTATAGTGTTATTCCTCTCGTTGGCCAAATGTCCGTTTCAGTTAAGCAGGAAATTACCAGTGCCGAACCTGAAGTTGCGGCAGCAACTGGATCAGCATTGATACAACCTGATATGATGCACTATGGATCACATATTCATAGTTTGCGTGATATACTGAAGCGATATTGGCCCGTGAGGACTAGCATGAACATCCAGGATTATTCGCCAGCAGAGTATAGAGCACAAGAAACTACTCGCAAACAGTACGTGCAATTGATTGGATATATGACACCCGTCCAATTCTTGCAAACAGGGCTTTGTGGATGGTATGGCTGTTGCTATCGGTACTGGCGTGGATCTATTAGAGTTAAAGTGTATCCGAATTATTATAACCAATCTGCTAATTCGGATTCATTTAACTTTTATAATCCATCTGAGTATCGGTCGGTAATGGCCTTACTCGATACTAATGTCCCCATAGGATTGGGAGGTGGCACTAAGCAGAATGGACAAGATGCGACTCGTTTTGCGAAGTGGATACAAGGTTCCTTTGCTGCTATCTTTACACCAGGACAGTCAGCATTGGAATATTCGAACTCACAAATTGCATACCCAAAAGCTCACTCGATAAATCCTGCTGGAGTTACAGGGTATAATCAAGGTTCGTATTCCTCAGGGGAGAATGGATTTGCTTTGAATGTTTTCAGTACGGGATGGCATTTGGCCTCTCCTTTGTACGGTTCGTGTCCGATTTCTATTGCTGGGAAGTATGGGCAGGAACACAATATAGAGATTCCTTATCTCTCAGAGCACAATGTGCTCTATAATCTCGTGGAAAAGTCCGATGACACATTCGCTGATAGTAATGTGTATACTCGTGGAACTTTATTCCTCGGGATTTTAGGTGACCCCGGTATTGACAAGAATGTTGAAAATGATCAACAGTTGTTAGCCGGTGGCTACCAGGTGTTTGCCGCTATTGGAGATGATTTCCATTTCGGTTCATGGCTAGGTCCTCATGCCTTCACAATCGTAGCGTTCGATTTGTCAGGCTATACGAGTACGCCAGCCGGCACCATTAAGAATTATGTCCCTTTTATGGGAGATACATTCTTTCAGTCTGATTCATAGATATTGGAGCAGGGGGGACGACGAGTGTTCTAAAGGCTCATTACACTGCGACGCGGAAACAAGGCGCAAGTTGTGGTCTTTGCTCACCCTGGACCTTCCAGTAAGACTCTGCCTCTATGACGGGCACCCCAATCAAATATTGGAGCGGGGGGGACGACGAGTATTTAAAGGCTCATTACGCTGCGGCGCGGAAACAAGACGCAAGCTGTGGTCTTCACTTACCCTGGACCTCTTAGTCAGACTCTGCCTTTGATTGGTTTTGTTTTGCTATTTTTCTCAAAAGTAGCACTTGCCTCAAAATTGTAAATATATAAATAACTGCAAAATTAGTTAGGGAGGGAGTAGACGACCCAAAACGGCTTATTCAGTTGCTGGTGTGAGAGCGCTAGTTTCTAGTAGATATGCCGGGAGGCCGATAGGAGTTAAATCCCATCGATAGTGTGTTTCCC